GAGCCCGGCACGCAGCTCGCAGCATCGTGGGGCGGTTGGTAACCGTGCGCCCTGTCTCACCTGAGCTCGCCGCTGCCCTGTCGACGTCGCACGGGCTCGTGCGCACCGTCAGCGTTCACGACTGCAGCACGGATGCGCTGCTGCTCGGTGCGGTCCCTATCGAGGGCGGCACGCTGTCGCAGAACCTTTCCGACGCCTACGGATGGAGCGCCTCGCTGACCGTGGCCGATCCGACCCTGCTGCCGACGTCACCCGCCGACCCGCTCTCCGGTTTCGCCTCGACCTACCTGCAGCTCAGCCTCGGTGCTGTCACCGATCAGGGCCCGCAGACCGTGCCGATGGTGCGGCTGCTGCCCGCCCGGGTCGCCCTGTCTCGCGACTCGGGCGGCTCTTACACGTTCACTATCGACGCCATCAGCGGCGCAGCGTTCGCCGCGACCGATAGGGGCCTATTCGCTGCCGTGCCGGGCGAGACCGTGCAGCAGGCAGTCTCCCGCCTCGTCGACTATGCGATGCCCTGGCCGATCACCGTCACCGACTCGACAGCGCCCCGCCCGCTCGACCCGCTCTGGTCCTATGAGGGCGACGCGTGGACAGCAGCACGGGCACTGTGCGAGGGCATAAATCTCGTCTGCGAGCTCGACGCTAACCGGCTCACTATCCGCGAGCCCTTCACCGTGGGCGCGCCCGACGTCGAGTGGAGCACGACAGAGCAGGTGCTCTCAGTGGACACAGAGACCGGGCGCGGCGGCACGTTCGCTAACCGGGTGCGCGTCACGTTCGACACGCCGAGCGGGCCTGTCGTCGGCGACGCTGTGCAGTCAGCCGGGGCCCTTGCCTACGGCGGGCCCGCCGGGCGCGTCACTCTCGACCTGTCGCGCCCTGGCCCTGCCGATGAGGTCGACGCGCAGCTTTTCGCTGTCGACCTGCTGCGCACGACTGCCGCAGCTTGGCGCACCGTGGGTCTGAGCGCTGTGCCCGATCCTCGGCTGCAGTGCGGCGACACGCTGCGCATCGTGACACCGACAGGCACCGCCGATCACCTCGTCACGTTCACCGAGTGGGATCTAGGCACGGGCCCGATGGCTGTCGGCGTGAGGACGAGCGATGCAGGCGTCTAGGGTCGCGACTGTCTCGACCTACTCGGGCGGATTCGCTGAGCTGCTCGGCGTCGGCAGAGTACCGACAGCTGGGGGCCTGCCCGTGCAGCCCGGCACCGTCTGTCTCGTCGTCGCGCAGCCGGGCGGGCAGCTCATCGCCGCACCTATCAGCCCCTCGGGAGGGTTTGCCCGCTACCTATGGAGCAACTCGACGTCGGGCGACCCTGGCGCCGGATTCATCGCTATCACCGGCACGGGCTCTAACCCTCGCACTATCCGAGTCAGCTCTACCGACGCAGACGGGCAGCCCCGCAACCTGCGCCTACTGCAGCCCGGCGACGGGATCACCGTCACCGACGACCCTGCCGCCCCGCCGATTTCCGGGTTCGCCCGCTACGTGCTGACCGATGTGCCTGTGCAGACGGGCGGCTATTGGACAGCGACAGCGCTGCGCACCGACACCGAGGGCACGACGTCGCCGCCGCCGCAGGGCACCTCGCTGCGGGTCTACACCGCCCTATCTACCGGGGGCGGCAACGGGGGCGGCGTGCCCGCAGGCCCGTCGGCATGGTCCGACTACAGCTCAGCGACGCACGAAATCAGTGCGACGGCGTGGCTGCAGTTTTGGTCGACGCTCACCGTGCCGCCGCAGCCTGTCGGCACCGAGCTCATCGTCACTGTGCAGGCGTGGCTCGTCGCGCAGACAGTCGCGGGCGACGTCCGGGCGTCACTCGTCGCAACGGGTGGCGCCGTCAAGGCTGCAGGCGTACCTATCGGACACACGCTCTACAAGCTGCAGGGCGGCCCGTCGACAGAGCAGGGCTCGATAACACACCGACTCACCGTGACAGACGCCTCGGTGCCTACTGTGCTGTCACTATGGGCGCAGCAGGCAGGGCGTAACGGTCCGGGGCAGAGGCAAATCAATTTCCCTGGCATAACAGCTTGGAGGGCGCTCTAGTGAGAGACGGCGCATTAGTGATCATCGTCGAGCTCCTGCTCGGCGCTCTCGTCGCGACAGGGGCCTCGTGGCGCGGGTACAGCATCAAGCTGCAACGCAAGGCACCGAAGGCCGACGCCGAGCCCGAGGGCGACAAGTGGCGGGGCCCGCTCGATGAGTAGCCTCGGCGTGTGGCTGCAGTCGCAGGGTTTCCGAGTCGACGACAGGCCGAGACCTGCCCGCTCGGGCACGTTCCGCGCCCCTGTCGGCATCATGTGGCATCACACTGCCGGGCGCTGCACGACAGCCTCGACAGCGGGCGAGGTCTCTCACGCACGCAGCGGCGGGCTGTATCAGCTGCTCGTCGGCGCCGATGCCGTGGTCTACATGCTCACCGAGCAGACAGCCGGGCAGTCTGAGCCGGGCAGGGCTCATCATGCGGGCACGGGCGGGCCCTGGCAGTCAGTCCCACGGGATCAGGGCAACGCTCAGATAATCGGCGTCTCGGCGCAGTGCAGCGGGGCGCACCCGGTCGCGACGCATCCGGCGCAGTATCGAGTCATGGTCGACCTCACGGCGGCGCTGTGCCGCCGATACCGGCTCACCTCGGCGCAGGTGCTCGGGCACAAAGAATGGACGACACGCAAGATCGACCCCCGCGACTCGATGGCTGTCGTGAGGCGAGACGTACAGGCAGCACTATCGGGCCCGACCCCGGGCCCGCCGACACTAGAAAGGCGGCGCCGGATGATCATTCAGGCACCCTCGGGCTCATGGTGGCTATGCGAGGGCGGGCAGCTCGTCTCGCTGACCGTGGCTACGGCAAACAATGCACGAGCGGGCGGGCTGCCCGCATTCGCTACCGATGCAGCCTCGTGGGCGAACATCGCAGCGGCGTATCAGGGCGGGCGGTAGCAGTGGGCGCGACGCCTCGGCTCGGCTTTCCGTATCCCGAGCCATCCGACCCGCCTGCAGGCGCCTCGCAGATACGGGCGCTCGCCGAGGCTGTCGACGTCGTGACGAGTCGAGCAGCTGAGGGCCTGTTCAGCATCGCACCGTTTACGAACGTGCCGAGCGGCGGCGCCATCCCGGGCGTCAGCCCGCTCGTGCTGACCTTTCCGCCCGGCAGATTCACGACGCCGCCCGTGCTCTACATGGCGACGCAGAACCTGCCGAGCGGCGCACCGTGGGTCTCGGTGCTGTGCTCTGCCGTATCGACGACGCAGGCGACGGTATTCGCCTATAACCTGTTCAGCGGGCCCTTGTCAGTCGCGGGCACTATTGCCGTTGCATGGCTCGCGCTGCAGAGCGACTAGAGTGCAGCTCGTCGAGGCGCCCCGAGCGCTCGCTGCCCGAGTTCCCGGCTAGGAGGTAGGGCGCCGAGCTTGCCGGGGCGCCTCGCCCTTTCGTCACTCTGAGCAACGCCGGCCACTACTCACAGTGACGACACGCCGCAGCCCTACCGGCACCCTCGCCTCGTCAGGTAACGTGCGGCACCTCCTAGCCGGAAAGGGGCCCGCCCCGCATGAACGTCCTGACCGTGTTTAGTGCCGTCAACGTGCCCGAGAGTGTGGCGCTGCAGGTCTGGCAGCTGCTGTCTGCCTACGATCCCGACACGTATACCCGCCCTTGCGATGAGAAGGGGCGGGCGCTGTGAACGTGCGCATCCTGTATCCCTGCCCTGTCTGCCGAGCCCGCTCGATGAGCAGCCCCGATGCTGTGCTGTGCGATAGCTGCCGACTGCAGCTGCGCGTCACGCTGCGCGCCTGCGATACGTGCGGCTCGCTGTACGACCCTGCAGCGCTGTACGCCGCCGAGCACGGGCGCCTCGTCTGCATCCTCTGCCTACCTGGCGGCACAGCATGAGCGAAGGCCCTTTCATCGACCCGGGCGACCCGCCGCTGCCGTTCGCCGAGTGGGATTCCGACCCGCTGCTCGTCGAGGATCATGCCGAGCCCGACTACCTGCGCAACGTCGCCGAGTCGATCCGGCGAGCAGCCGAGGCCCGACAGCTGCGCGACCAAGGGCAGGCGCAAGTCATCGAGGCCGCAGACGTACAGCTCTGGCGCGCCCTGTTCATCGCCGAGGTCGAGCGCCTCGCCCGCATGAGCCCGTCACCGTTCACGAGCGACGATGCGCTCGACGCCGTGGGTCTGCCGCCGCGCCCTAATGCTGTCGGCGCTGCCATGACAGGGCTCGCCCGCCTCGGCGTGATCCGCCGCATCGGATACGTCACGAGCAGCCGCCCGTCGAGGCACGCCGCTGTCGTGGCGCAGTGGCAGGGCGTCGGCCATGACTAGACGAGCCCGGCTCGTGCCCGCCTCGCTCGCGCTCTGCAGTATCTGCGGCGTCACCTGGCAGCGCTCGGTCTACCTGTGGCACGACGACTCGACAGACACGCTCCTATGCGGGCGCTGCGCGGGCACGATCACGACAGGCGCCGAGGGCGACGTCATGCTCACGCCTGACCTGTCGCTGCGCATCGAGCGATGCAAGGCGTGCCGCCGCCTCTGGCCCGCGCTGTGCGCCCGGCACACAGTCGAGGCCGAGGGACGGAAGCTCTAATGCCGGGCAAGGGATACGGGCCCAAGGCGAGCAACGTGCGCAGGCGTAAGCGCCCCGGCAGGGTAGCCACGCCGCCCAAGAGCTCGGGCACCGTCATCATGCGGGCCCGCCGCAGCGACGCCGCCTGCTACAGCTGCGGCGAGCCGATCCTCGCGGGCACACTGATCGTCAATGCCACGCACCCGCCAGACGACGACGGGTTCGCCCGAGTCCTCTACGTGCATTCACAGGCTGACGGCGCCTGCCTGCGCCTGTTCCTAGAGCGGGCGAGCACGCCTGCTGACGCCGTAGCTGTGATCCTCGCCCGGCAGGCACGCAGGCGCGCAGCGCACCCGGACGGCGCCCCTGTAGCGCCCGTGGGCGGATTCTGAGCCATGCCCTACACGTTCACCCGCG